ATCCTTGGAGAATTGCCCCATGTGCCGCCCAAATCAGAGCCAACCGCACCGCTCCCGAAAACTGAATTTACCCTCCCACCCAAACACGCCGACAATCGGCGTGTTTTTGCATATCTGCGGAGCCGGGGCATTGACGCGGAAATTATCAACCACTGCATCAAGCACGGGCAGCTTTACGAGGATGCAGAGCATCATAGTCCAGATTCACAAGCCGCTTCAGGGTGTTCAGGAACTCGCTTCTGACCATATCCCACGCACGGAAGGAATCATCAGATTCATGCTTCCAGCCCTGACGGTCACAGATGTAAACCCGGCACGATTCATAAACATCTTCCAGAAGGTCAACCACGATGGTTCGGAAATCGTTCTGTTTCTTTTCCAGTTCGGCCACGGCATCCATGAACACTTCATAGGCCAACTTGCGCTTGGTGATACGGCCTTCCACCGTAACGGTGTCACGAATGGCGATATAGGGGGCATCCACAAACTTGATGTTGCCATCCGTGTTCAACATCAGGGGATCGGGGAACTGATTGGCAAAGAAGGTTTTGCCGCTGAAGGGTGCGCCGTAAAGCCACACAACCTTCTTCTTGGTGGCGTTCAGGTCACGGCGTTCATTCTTGGGAAGTAACATATAATCCCATCCTTTCTGACAATATTCTTCATACTCACACCATCCACAAAAATGGTTTGGGTTCTTGGGAAAGTCTGTGGCTTCAACCATGTGCTTCACATCGGTCAGGAAGTCCACAATCTTCATGGGGTTGTACTGAACCGGCATCAGCGTTGGTTCAGCATCTTTCAAGGCCGCTTGCAAGCGGTCACGGAATTGGGAAAGGGTTTCGGTGCTTTTCTGCCTGATCTTTGCCTTGGGAACAATCAGGAAATACATATTCCTGATCCGGTGGCCGGGATGGGTCAGTTCATACCAATACTTGTATTCGTGAAGCTGACCGGAAACGGCGTAGTTCTTGGCGTTGTTGGAATACTTGAAATCGTACAGATCAAACGCTTCAAATTCATTCAAATCTTCACCAGTGATCAGGCCATCCAGCTTCAGGCCCTTCCCCACGGGAACCAGATAATCCATAAAGCCGATGAAATCAGCGTTCCCAATAGGCAATTCAAAGGTTCCGCCCGGTGGCAACATGGCCTTTGCCTTGGGGATCATGGCTTCCAACTTCATCATTTCATGAATGTGATCATCCGTCAGAACCGGGAAGCTGTTCTTGTAGAAGTCAAGGGCTTGTTCAACCCCTTCTTCAATGCCGGTGTGAAGGGCGGTGCCAAGGATCAGGGCGTTGTCTGCGTCCGTGTTCGGAATCGTGTCTAATCCATCAACATATCGCAACCGATATTTGAATGGGCAACGATCAAACACTTCAACCCGGCTATGGGAAAATCTTGTGGACACGATTTCACCCCCTTTATTATGTCTTTGAATGTGTCAAACCCTTGTGGGTATAGCACCATTGCTATTCCGCCGCTATTATTGATTTGGCGAATATTCCGCTTCTGAAGCACAGATGGGGTTCCATTGGTGGCCTTCAGCTCCACTTCAAGGGCAATGCCCTTCACGGTGATCCGCATATCGGGAAGGCCGCTTTTCACATACCGGCTTCCACCCCAACGCTTTTCATAGAAGCCACAGGGCGGGGCGCTCATGCGGTCAACAGGTTCACCCAAGGGATATATCCCTTCAGATTCCAGCCACTTCTTCAAGCGGTTTTCAAAGTTTTTTTCACCGGCCACGGCTCACCCCTCCAACATCTGAATCAGGCTGTGGATACCTCTGACTTGGGTAAAGCCCTGAATTTTTCCTGTTCCAGCGTAGAATTGGAACAGTTTATCATCAGACTTCCGCCAACAATGGAAATGTCCGGTTTGCTCATTCTTCAGTTGGTATTCAATGCCGTGGGCTTCAAACTGCTGAATGGCATAGGCGATCCGGTCAGGGTTCTTTGCAACCCGTTCTGAATGAACCTGTTTGGCATGATTTTTCAGGGCATCCCATACTTCATCCCTTGCCATCGGCTCCACCACCTTCCGCCAAATAGTCACACCATGCAAGGAAGGCACGGCGCAACGGGTTAGTGTTGCCATCATCGGCCCATCCAGCAAAGCCAATCCACCCATCCCGGTTGAAGCTGATACATTCTCGCCGGGTGAAATAATGGGCGTTCATGTAGATGTAACACTCGGTAATGTGGCCGTTGGTGGCCTTCTTCATGTCAACCCGTTTGCTCAAAGTCATGGTGACGGAAGTTTCACCAGCCTTATTGGATTTCTTCAATTCCTTCTGAAGCATCATGCAAAGGATCAAAATATCACCTTCATCAATGCTGTCATAAGTCAGGCCCTTGGCGCTGAAATACTCCCGAAGTTCATTGTTTGTGCAAACAGGCTCAAAGCCCCGGCAACTCATGACTTATCCCCTTTCAGGGTGATCTTCACATAACCGGCCTTGGCGGTGGTCTTGGAACACTCGGAAGCAATGTCCGGGTATTTCTTCTTCAGCTTGGCAGAATCAATGCTGGTGGCATTGGTAGGCTTCACAAGGGTTAGGTTCAGAACATCGGATTCAAACTTATCCACGCCAAACTTCACCATTGCTTCATACAGCTTGGCCTTCATTTCCTTTTCCTGATCCTCAATGGCCTTCTTGTGGGCGGTCAGGGAAGCAATGGCGTTCAAGGTGGCAAGCTGGGTGTTCTTGAACTCCTGAAGGGCCGTTTCTTCATCGAAGGTGGCCGAACCACAGGCGTTCGGGTTTTCCTGACAGGAATCAGGGCAAGTGTGGAACTCCGGGCATTTGTGGCAACACCCATCGAACTTTCCACGGGGGCAAGCGTTTTCACATTTGATCATTTTTCTGGTTCTCCTTTCAGATAAACATTCAACTGCTTCAGGCCGAAGGCGGAAGCGGCTTCATGGTTGTCAAAATAAATGTCGATCTGGTTTTCACCGTATTTGTCGATCACCCATTGGGCGGGGCGATCCTGAACGATGTACTCACCCAAGCCTTCCACTTCCACCACGGTTCCCAAGGGAAGCGGGGAAGCACAGGAAACACCGGCCTTCAGTTCCACACCAGCGGCACCATACACAATGCCGTTGGGCCGGTTCTTGGCCCATTCGCCGCAACACTTTTCACAGGAACAATAGGCGGTAACTCTAAAACTGCCCAACAGCACCGGTTCAGGTTCGACGGATTCTTCCACCAGCGGGGTTTCTACCGGCTCCAAGGTCACATCCGGGATCACGGCGGTAAGCTGATCCTGTTCAATGGTGGCATCCGGGGCGGGTTCTCTGACGATTGCGGAACAGCGCCCAAATACGAAGCCCATTGCAAGGCCCATCAGAAGGGCCACAAGGAACATCCGCCTGAACCATTGATCACGGGCTTTGCGGCGCTGTTGCCGCTTGCTCATACTTTCTGAATAGTTCATCGGTATAGTCCTTTCTCATTTCCAAATTGGAAAGAATATCTTCTTCAACCGTTCCCGGACAGATCATCAGGTAATAGAAACAGGGCCTTTCTTGACCAAGGCGGTGAATACGCTTTTGGGATTGCTCCCACAATTCCGAACCTTGGGGAAGGCTGAAGTAAATGATTTTGTTGGCAAGCTGGAAATTGCCGCCCATTGCACCGGCTTGATACTGAATGAAGGTAATGCTGTTATGCTGGTAGCGGTAAGCATCCAAGTTCTTTTCTTCACCGGAAAGAACAGACACAGGCCGGTTCAGGCCCTTGGCAATCCCCTTCAAGCGTTCTATTTCTTCCGTGAAGTTATAGAACACAATTAAGCGATCTTCTGTGCTGTTCACCAAATCCCGGAAGGCTTCATAACGGGCCGGGTTATATAGGCCGCAAAGCTGACGGGCGTAAAGGCGGCGGGTCAAACTGGTATCACCGATCAATTCCCGTTCACAATGGGCATTGGAACCGTAGAAATCCGCATCCAGTTCAAATTCACCAAGGTTGGCGCTGTCAATCGCAATATAGCGATCATTCCAGAACTTCCAATAAAGGGGTGAAGGACGGGTTTTGACCTTGATCCAGTTCCGCTTTGGAAGGCTGATCCCGGCCTGTTCGGTGGTCATGAAAACGGCCCCATGTTCGGCCAGCTTCATCTTCAGCCGGTCAACATTCTTATAGCCGGTAATCTGTTGCCGCCAAAATCCATCGGTTTCAACCCATTCCGTTTGAATGTACTGCTTCCAGAACAGTTCTTTTGAAATCTTCCACCCCAACAGTTGGCATTGGCTCCACAGGTTTTCATACTTGCCGCCCGTGGGGGTGCCTGACAGAAGGATCACATTATCCGGTTTCAGCCCAAGAATGAACTTTGACCGTTTGGCGTTCTCGTTCTGGATCAGGGAACTTTCATCCAACATCAGCGTGAAGCCGGTCAGGGTTTTCAGCACATTCCGCCTGAAGGTCAGTTCGTAGTTGATCACGCCAATCATCAGGGTTGGAACTTCATGCTGAACCTGTTCAAAGAACCATTTGAAGGTTTTGGGGTTGGTCAGGTCGAACACACAATTCCGGGTGTAGTGGTCTTGAAAATGTTCCATCCAGTCTTGAACTTTTGAACATTGGCACACCACCAGATTGATCCGCTTGTCCAGCTTCATCATTTTTTCGGAACCAACAAAGGTTTTCCCAAGGCCCATATCAAGGTAATAGGCCACCCGGTTTTTTCCCTCGGTTTCATCAAGGGCCTGTTGTTGGTGCTGGAACAGCGTGATCATAGAGTTTCAGGCCCTTCAATCATGGAAAGGTAATTTTCCACATTCACACCACGGGAAAGAAGTTCGGCCTTCATAGCCATTCCCAAGGGGCTGTTCAGGGCGTAATCACTCACCTGTTCCGGGGAAAGGGAAGTGATGTTGAACAAGGACTGTTTCACTAACTCGGAATGACCGCCACCGAAGAGATCAAAAGGGCAACAGTCAGGGGTGGCTTCAATGTCACGAACCACCATAGCTACCACCACGCCGGGGCGGTTCTTTAGCATCTTCACCGTGTTCAACAGGTGATCGGTTCCCATTTCTGCGGGGCGGAAAGCCTGTCCACCGGCTCCAATCCACAAGGTTCCATCAAATCTGGTTTTCATTGCTTTTACTCCTTTTCTAAAAATCAGGCCGTAAGGCCGAAGAAAGAATTGAACTGATCAGCACCCACATAATCACGGAACTTGGTGGGGTTGATGTAGTAATTCCAGCAAGCGCCGGTTCCGGGAACAGCGTTCCCGAAGGGAAGAAGGCCACGCTGAAGGCCGATTCTGACGAACTGATCAGATTTGCCCATGCACCGGGCGGCTTCCTTCACGCTGATCTTCTTGATGGGCGGTTCCGCAACCGGGGCGGCTCCATAACCCATCAGGTAATCAAAGGAAACTCCGGTTGCATCGGCAAGGGCCTTGATACGGTCAGGGCCGGGGGTGTTCTTCCCGGAAAGGTATTGGCTGATAGCGGCCTTGGAAGCCCCGGCCTGTTCAGACAGGGCGGATTGGCTCATGTTGGCCTGTTCCATAGCGTTCTTCAAACGCTCTGCAAAGGTGGTCATTGTGCGTACTCCTTTCATTTTTCAAGATTTCCGTGTGTAAACACGGCGGACAGTAAGAAATAACATCCCGGCCAATGTCGGACAGCTTTTCGGGATAGGTCAGGGGAAACATTTCCCCACACTTCTTACAGCGAACTTGGCGGGTGATCATCATTGGCTTACCACCTTGAAATGACCGGGTTCCTTCATCGGTTCCACATCCACGGTGGAAACCAAAGCCCACCAATCGGCTTCCGGGTAAAGATTGCGGTCACTTCTCAAAATGGTTCGATCCTTGAAGTGAACGGCCTTCCAATCCTTGGTGTCAATCAACTTCATTGGTTATCACTCCTGTTCTTCAAAGGCCACTTCACATTCCCCACAGAGAACATGAACTTCCTTGGTGGCCCGGATGATGGTTCCGCAACAGGGGCAAACATACTTACGGGAACTTGATCCCCCCCCCTTCCGGGAACCCTTCAGCGGATTGGTACGGGGTCGAACCAGACAGAACCCGGATTTGCCAAGGGATTTCACGAAGGCTTCAGCTTGCGGGTTCAGGGCGGTTTTGTGCCATCCGTACTTTTCGCCTTTCTCCACGGTCAGGCCGTGGGCTTCAGCGGTTTCTTTGAACTTCCGGTTGTGGTAGGAACCAGAACGGGAAGTGTCCTGAACATTGTCCTGAAGGTTCTGAAGGTGAACCATTTCGTGAAGCAAGGTTCCACAGGTTTCTTCAAAGGGGCGGTTCAGGTATTCGGCACACAGGTTGATTTCGTAATAACCGCCTTCCTTGGTGCCATCTTGCCAAGCCTTCCAAGCGGTACACCAGCCGTAGGCCCCACGGGTATGATCCGGGGAAACGGTGATCACAGGCTTTTCCAACTTCCCTTCAAAGAAGGCTTTGTTGAACTTTGAAAACAAGGTTTCAAGTTCATCAATGACCGGTTTCAAACTGACTTCATTCATGGTGCTTACTCCTATTGAACACTATATGTGCTCGATTTAGTTAAAAAAAAGTTCCTGAACCGAAACGCCAAAGAAATTGGAAATGCGAACCTTCACTTCATCACGGGGAACCCGTTCATCACGCTCATACATGGCATAAGAAGATTTGGTGATCCCAAGTTCCTTGGAGATTTCGTCTTGGGTTCTGCTCCCACGCAGTTCCCGAAGTTTCTTGCCAACACTCATATTTGCACATCCTTTCTTCAGAATTAGAACAGCCAAAGCCCCAACAAGCAATTTCCGGGCGGTCATATCTTTTATATGGGGATTGATACCCAATACCCGAACCCATAAACCGGGGGCGCTCATGTTGTCGCTGTTGCCCTGCCATCATCAGCACCGGTGGGGCGGTTCCGGTGGACGGGCCATCAGGCCCGTTTCGGCTTATTCAGCATCCATGTATTTTGCGGAAACCTTAATCATTGATTCCGCAACCGCTTTATCGGTTACACCCCGATAAGTTTTATTGAACAGTATATACACAAGACTAAAGGTTATATCATCAGAAGAATCATAGGCAACTTCAAGAGTAGCTTCCGGGCACTCTTCCATAGTCTTTTCGTGGGGAAGGCTAAAAGCGTGGGGCACACCATAAGTGGTAAGCATTTCATCCAGTTTTTCAAGCAAGGTATCATCCATATCAGGGTGTCCTTCACGATCCTTAATGGTGACATAGGTATCAAAAACATGAACCTTCATTTTCAAATCCTCCCAATCAGTTCGTGCACCTTTTGTGCTCGTCTGATTATCATTATACACGATATGTGCTCAAAGTCAAGCACAACTGAACACAAATTGTGCACAAAGAAATGTGTTACTAATTGTGCACATCGACGGATTGACTTTGTGCACATAATGTGTATAATAAATTATAGAAAGACTTCTGAAAGGGGTGTACTTATGCCGAAGTTTTCTGATCGGTTCAAGCAATTACGAACCGAACGCCGCCTATCTCAACAAAACTTGGCGGATCAGCTTGGTTTTTCTAAAAGTAGTGTAAATATGTATGAACGGGGCGAACGGGAACCGGGCCTTGAATCTATGGAAACCATTGCTGACTATTTCAATGTTGATTTGGATTACCTCATGGGAAGATCAGACATTCCGAACCGGAATGATTGGTTGAAAAGTATCAATAAATCTGTGGTAGTTGAACCTTCACAACCACAAATGAAGTTTGATAACATCATCCCAATTTCTATAAAGCGTTTCCCTCTACTCGGTGACATTGCGTGTGGAAAACCCATCATGGCAAACGAAGAAAAAGAACTGTATGTAGAAGCCGGGGCCAACATTTCTGCTGATTTCTGTTTACGGGCCAAGGGTGATTCCATGATCGGGGCCAGAATCTATGATGGGGATATTGTTTTCATCAAGAAACAGGAAATGGTGGACAATGGTGAAATTGCCGCTGTTATCATCGAAGATGAAGCAACCCTGAAGCGGGTGAATTATTTCCCTGAAAAGAACCTTCTGATCCTGAAGGCTGAAAACTCCAAGTATGAAGATTTAGTTTATACGGGTGAACAGTTGGATCATATCATCATTCTTGGAAAAGCCGTAGCCTTCCAAAGTGATATTAGATAGAAGGTGGCTGGATGAAGAAGTTTTTGAAAGGCGTAGTTGGGTACTTTCTTGGAACAGCAATGTTTGTTTATACTGCGTGTATCTTCATGGAACCTAATCTTCTTCCGGTGTTCGTCCTTATGGACGCTATATGTGCTTTGATTTTATTTCTGATTTTCCGAAAGCGAAAACCAAAACCGGCCAAACAGAAGGCCCCGCCCAAAACAGAACCCACCGTTCAGGTTCATTCCAATCTGAACCCGGAACGGGCTATTAAATCCATGCCGGGGGGCTACACCGTAGCAGAAGCCAAAAACCATGTGCGGATTGTTCAAGATTGTTTGAACATCTTTGAAAAGACGAAGAACCTTGAAACCTTCTTTTCCCGCTATGAATACGGTATGCAAATAGCCCTGACGCTGGATCAAGCGGCCAAGGCCGGGGTCATTCCTTACACATCCGATCTTCCAGCTTCTTTCTTCAAGGCGGCTGATAGCCAAAAGGAACGGGTTCTGACGGATTCATATTGGGATCAGAAAGCCAAGATTGATGAACTAAAAACAGCAAAGGCCAAGGCCACCCATTGGAACCGGTATCTGAACACCCTGAAGGAATACGAAGATCAATATTCCATGAACCCTGATTCTGAATATCCTGAAGTTCTGGAACAGGTCAAAAGTGAACTTGACAAACTCAATCTGTCCACATCCGTTCCGCCGTCCAATCCCTGAAAACACAGGAAAATCAAGGCTTTGGAACAGGTGGAACAGATAAAGCGCCGGTTCTCTATATACTCTTTTTCTTTTATATTTTTTTATCTACTCTTTGAAGTAATATAATATCCGTTCCAAGTGTTCCATTCTCTCAAAGCCACACCCCGCAAGGGTTTTAAGCGGAACGGATATGGAACAAATGCAAAAAAAAATGACCGCCCCCGGTCTTGCACACCGGAAGCGGTCAGGCGAAACAAACCCTTTTGAAGTTAATGTTTCAAACGCCTTTGAACATTATATCACATGGGGTTTAGCTTTGCCATACCCAATTTTGAAAGTTCAGGTGATATAATGCGAAATCCAAACGGGTATGGAACGGTTGCAAAGCTATCAGGCCAACGCCGCCGCCCATACATTGTGAAGAAAACCATAGGTTGGAATGACAAAGGCCATCCCATCTATGACATTATCGGCTATGCTGAAACCCGTGAAGCTGGGAACATCATGCTTGCTGAATACAACCGTGATCCTTGGGATGTTGACCGGGCCAAGATCACCCTTCAACAGCTTTTTGACCTCTGGAAAGAAAAGAAGGCCCCGAAGCTGGGGGAATCCAACCGTTCTTCCCTCTGTTCAGCGTTCAAGCATTGTTCAGCGTATGTGAACAAGCCTTATAAGCAACTGCGATCCTACCAAATGCAAGAAACCATTGATGGTTGTGGAAAAGGGTATAGCACCCAAGCGGCCATCAAGAACCTGTGGGGCCACCTTGACCGGTTCGCCCTTGAAATGGATATAATAAACCGGTGCTTCTCCGAACTTCTGACTTCTGATCCAATACCGCCCACCAGCCGCCTTCCGTTCACCAATGATGAAATCAAAACGGTGTGGGAACATCAGTCTGATCCTTGGGTTGATACTGTTTTGATCTTGCTATATTCCGGGTGGCGTATCTCTGAATTTCTGAACCTGAAACCTGAAGATATAGACTTGAAGGAAGGCACGATGAAAGGCGGCACCAAAACGAAAGCCGGTAAGAACCGCATTGTTCCCATCCATCCAAAGATCAGGCCATTGATTGAACGGCGGCTTGCCGAAGGTGGCCCCCGGCTGATCAGCTACAACGGGAAGATTTGCAATCAAACCCAATACCGGATATTTTGGGCGGATATTATGAAGGCCCTGAAACTGAACCATACCCCGCACGAATGCCGCCATACCTTTGAAACCAAATTGGATAGCGCCGGGGCCAACCGGAAATGTATTGATTTGCTCATGGGTCATGTGTCCAAGGACACGGGAAACCGGGTCTATAATCACAAGACTTTGGACGAACTGAAAGCCACCGTGGAACTGATTCCATAGGGTTCAAACCTGTGAACATTTTAGGCCGCTGAACGCTGAACTATGCACACATTAGTAACAAGAAAACCCCGAACCCCTGAAAAATCAAGGGTTCGGGGTTCGTCTGTTTTTATTATACCACAGAGAGAATATCTGTTTGTAAATAGCACCAGCGGAAGACGCTATTCAGCAGAGTGGGCCCGGAAAAGGATGGGACATCTTCTACAGGACTGCGGCATTGATTTTGAACGGGTACGGAAATATGAGCGCGGGCCGTGCCTCCACTGCTTCAGGCACACATTTGTGGCAAAAGCATTTGACCAATTACTGCAAACGCCGCTTGATTTTGCCGATGCCGTTCCTTTCATATCCACATATCTCGGACATTGCGACCTAAGAGAGACCGATAAATACTTGCAGGCAAACTACGATTTTTTCCAGCGAGACCATACTCTGATTACGGACTATACAAGGAAGCACAATATCTTCCCGGAGGTGATTGACGAATGAAGCGAGGTATGGAATTTATAAGGCTGTTGACCGAATTTTTTGACAGCTATCTTCCAGACACGAAAGGTGTCAGTGAAAATACAATCCGATCTTACAAAGCAGCCTTGCGGATCTTTTTCATTTTCTTAGAAGAAGAAAAGGGGATCCCTGCGGGTAAAGTAACGTTCTCTGTACTGGACAGCAGTATAGTTGATGAATTTTTGTCATGGATAGAAACCACACGCGGCTGCAGTAAACAAACCAGGAACCAACGCCTTGCTGCGCTGTCTTCCTTTGCTAAATTCGCATTGAGAAGAGATGTGGTATCTGCCGGAGCATTTTCGTCTTGCGTTCTGGGAACCGAGAGAAAGAGGGCCTCTAAAAGAAGCGGAGATGATGTCGTATTCTTTTTGCCAGAAGAAATGCAGATATTATTGTCATTGCCAAATCGACAAACAATTTGCGGGCGGAGAGATGTTGTCCTCATGAGTTTTCTCTATGCAAGCGGCGCCAGAGCGCAGGAGCTTTGCGACCTAACTGCAAATGATGTTACTTTTGGTGTAGAAACCCGTGTGCGCTTAGTGGGCAAAGGAAGCAAGGCCCGGCGAATTGTTATCCCCAATGAATGTGCAGATCTATTGAGAGTTCATTTCAAACAGGCAGGTTTATTTTATGGAGACAAAAACCGTCATGTTTTTTCGAGCCAGCGAAACGAGCATATGACGATTTCGTGTGTAGAGGAAGTTGTTTCCAAGTATGTGAATATGGCTAAAAAATTACATCCAGGGTTATTCCAGCAAAAAGCCTATACCCCACACGCATTTCGCCATACGATTGCAGTTGATATGCTGGCATGCGGATGTTCGCTGCCTGCAATTAAAGCATTTTTGGGACATTCATCTATTCAGTCCACCATGATTTATGCCACCGTTACCTCAGATCAAGCAAACAAAATCTTACGAGAACGCGGCCTCCCTGCAAAATTGCCAGCACCTGAAAAGGAAAAAGGAGATGAAAAGACCGATGTTATTTGGTTTCTACGAGAATAGATTATCCTGTAACTTTTGTGTATACCCGAGGGGTTTCCTTGTATTCGGGGAAACTCCTCGGATAACAAAACTCACGGGATTACACGGCTTATCTTAGAACTGGGATAAGCCGTGCATGCTGCCGCACTCCATCGCCAATCGCTGTTCCTGTGTTACGCCGAGGCGTTCGTTGTTGTAATCTGCCAGCTCGTGGTTCTGCTGCGGATTGTCCGTGCTCCAGTCACTCGGATAATAACCGCTCTCACCGCGCTTAATGCAGATGAGCTCGCCGGTGCCGGGGAGCGTGGAGAAGCACAACTCCGGCAGCCCCTCCGCCAGCTTGGGGGAGAAAAGCTCCTGCTCCGTTTGGATGCTCCACTCGTCCGAGTTCCAAAGGTGGACATACAATTCACCGCCGTCATCCACGGAAATTTCCCGCTGCTCAAAGCCCTCGCCCCAGCCGTCCGACGCCTGCCCGGTGAGGTACTCCTTTAAGTTTCCCAGTTCTGTGTCCGATAATTCCCCGGCGACGAGGCATTCCGCCACGCCCCAGAGCTGCCGGTCACGCTCCTCCACGGTGAAGACGGCAGAGCGTACCTTGCGATCAACGCTGTCGGCTTCATCATACCAATGCATGAGACCCCGCTCCGTCTCCTCCAGCATCCGGTTTTTCACCAGCGCCGCCGTGATCTGATCCTGATAGCCGCGCAATTCACGGCCCTCCAGCAGTGTGCTGCAATCATCGAATTCGCCGTACTCGTTCCGCTCGTAGAGATCGGCGGTCAGGGGCATATAC